TGTTTTGTTCCGCGATTTCCCCGGCCAACGTGAAAGGTGATCCAGAGGATCCGCCGTCACATGCGTTGAGAATGTTTGCACCACCGGGAACCGCGTTGTTGTAATAGGTCTCACCGGACGCGGAGTTTCCGATTTGATATCTCCATCCGTTGAGTTGGTTGCGCGCGTCATCCGCGGCAAAGGAATTGGGAGTTGTGCCGGTGTTCCCGATGTAGAATATTTCTTCCAACTCATTCCCGGCCTTCTTGGTGACAATCTTCATGAGTTTGTCTTTATATTCATCCTCAGACTCAATGTTCCGGATGTCTTCCAAGTCATCATCAAAGACCGCGATTGCACCGCGGAGTTTGACGGTCTGGAGTTGGATCTTGTTTTGCGCCCATTGCTTTTTGTACTTGGATTCATTGAATTGGTTTGCCGGATATAGGAAACGGCCGGAACCAAATCCAATTCCACGGACGTTTTTTTGAGGAAGGACCATCTTTTCCAGGCGCGCATAATTGACCATTGATGTTTCCTGATACATATAGTCAATGAATGTGTCCGCCTCTTGTTCCGTCAATGTCACCGTTGGCATGGAGATCAAGTTGAATCCTTTCTTGATCTTCATCTTCCGGAGAAGTGATTTGTTATCTCTCATTGTGAGATCTCCTTGTTTTCGAGTTATGGTTTAAGTGTCCTTAAATGGACGGCCACTTGGATGTGTTCTTTTTGACGTCTTTGGTTTCACCGTCTTCAACGGTTTCATCCTCTTCCGTCAATGATTGCCGGGATGGATCACCTTTCTCCAACTTCTCCACTTTCTTTTGGAGATCTGAGATGGTTTTTTGGAGATCCGCCTTTTCCTTCTCTTTCTCCACGCGGATCCGTTCCTTTTCCTTTTCCTCAATCTCTTCAAGTTTGCGGAGTTTGGCCTTGACCTCTTCCGGAATCTTGTCTTCACCGGCGTCTTTCTCCACTTTTTCCTTGTCTCCGATGATGGAGTCAATCATCTCCTTCATCTTTCGGAGTTTTTCAAGATTGGCCTTGGAGAAAACGGCACCGGCCTTCTCAATAAACATGTCCGCCGTGATTTCCGCCTCTTTCTCAATGGTCTTTTCAACCGGATCCAAGGCGGCAAATTTGGCAAGAGTGAGAATTCCGTCTTGAATATCTTCCGGGAATTCACTAATCTCATAGGATGAAATGGCGTCAAGTGCGCCGTGAATGGCCTCACCTCTTTCATCACTCATGGACTTAATGATTTCATGGTCTTTCTCTTCAAGAGAGTCCTCACCAAAAAGGCCTTTGAAGGCCTTCAAAATCTTTTCATAGAATTTCATCTTTGATTCTCCTTTGCAGATGATGAATTTTTTCCGATTGGCGGCCTTGTCAACCAAAGAGACTTCCTTGATTTTTAGATCCTTGATCTTTCTTGGCATTCCCGTTTGATTCACAATCACACCTCACCTTTATTAATTTTGATCTTGGGATGGTCTGAAAAAGGAGTGACCGTCCAAGACGTTCAAATCATGCATTTCACGTCTTAAACGGCAAGCGCGCGCGGCGTCTGAATATCCACCGCCTTGTCTTTAAACTGAATTCATGTTTCCGTTGTTCTTAAAATAAGATCTATTATATGCCTTTGTCAAGGACATATTTCAAATCAATCACACAATATGTGGACGTTTATGAGCTGAAACGGACACAAGATATTGTGGTCATTCCGCAATTCTCTCAAGATCCGTGGCCGTGGCCGCGGTTGCGGATCCGGTTCCGCCCATAGAGAAACCGGTCAACTCTCCGTCCGTCACTCTCTTCCACACATCCTTGTGATCTCCAAGGTATATGGACATGAACCAAGATCCTTTCTTGATCTCAACGGAACCTTTGAGATGGTCATCTTCCGCATAGTATGATTCAACAATTGGCGCGCGGCCAAGATCCCGGCCTTCATGCATGACCTTCACTTTTCCGCCTTGGATCATATATTGTTTCAAGGCCTTCCAGATTTCTTCCGCGTCCGTATAGTCTCCGTGTGCGTCCACAACATCCGGTTCATAAACAATGCCGCCAACAATGAATTCCGGCTCATTGATCTTCAAGATCTTGAATTCAACGGCCTTTGCCAAAGACCTCTTGGCCTCTTCAAACATCATTGGTTGTCTTGAATAGCAATCATCCTTTGCGTCCGTCTCCGTCCATTCCTTGGTTGGATATCGGATGGATTGCAATTCCGCAACTCTCTTCCCATCAACGGTCCGGATCCCGTAAATGAAACGGACCTTCTTTCCCCCAATCTCTTTTTCTTGGGATCTAAATTCATCATATGATCCGGGACTCTTCATGCGGCATGCATGTTCATTGGTATATGGTTTATTAATGAAGATATCATCCTTGGACTCACGGTGAGTGAGTTGATCCAAAGGAACCATGGATGTTTCTTTCTTCTTGAATTCCGGTGCCGGTTTTCTCTCCACCGGTTTGTTCCTCTCTTCTTCCCACTTGGAGACGGCAATAACTCTCTCAACCTTCAATCCTTGCGCCTTTTCAATATTGGACCGTGTTGGCGTCCGGTGATGATTGCATGTTGCCTCAAGGCACTCCGCGCCGTCTTCATCCTTGAAGACATAGATCCAAGAGGCCGGTCTCTCACAATAGCAACAAACCAAATCCTTGGGAGACAATTCCTTTCTCATTTTCACGTTGACCGGTTCATCCTTCCTCAACTCCGGCCGCGGCCTCAACACAAGATCATAAATGGGAAGGAATGTTGACCGCGGACCACTTGGTTGATAATTCATGGAGACATCTTTCCCCAACTCATCCTTGAAGACTTGGACCAATTCACTCTCAAGGAAGTCATTCTTGTCATCCGGATGCAAAGAGATGAAGGCGTCCACGGTGACACATTGCTTTGGTGCCTTGATAAAATCACCGGAAATGGAGATGAAGTTTTTGGACAAAACAATCTCCTTCATGCCGCCGGGATCCATCCCCCAAATGGCGCGTTTGAGGACCATGGCGGAGATCTCGGAATCCAACGGCGTTTTCCTTTTCTTGAATGCGCGCCGGTTCATCTCCGCCTTCAATATGGCGTATTTGCGCGTGAGATCATCACGGTTGATGTTCTTTGCCACGGTCACTTCCTCATGGTCCTTGAAATATCGCGTGAAGATTTGGTTTGATCTAAACCATAGGTTGTCCAAGATATAATCAGAGGCCTTTTTTATTGTGTCTTTTGAGATCTCTTCAATCCTCATTTTCATGTCTCCTTCTTCTCCAATCCTTCAAGATGTCCGCAACCGGCCTTGACACACCTCAACATGGTTCTCCATCCTTCATCAGAGAGGCCGCGGCATGCATTAGTTTTGACCAATTTGGATCCACACCTTGGACACGGTTTGTTTTTGATCTCAAAGATGATCTCATAATCATCCGGTTTTTCAATAATCGGAATGATGGATCCAATTTCATTCATACCATACAAACCTTGATGTCTCTATATTTCCCCGGATCCATATAGGATCCAAGACTTTCCCCCAACTCTTGTGAAGTGTTTGCTGATCCGCCATTTATCATGCAAATGACGCGCGTGATCCTCACCACTTCATCCTTTGTCATCTCAACAATCTTTGAGACCGGACGCCAAGATTCCGTGGTCCGGTCATATAGCAAGGCGGAGATGATAAATTGTTTTTTGTTTCCGTTTTCCAACTCACAATTTTCCATTCCAATTCCTGTCATTGACATTTGACGCGACTCTCAGTCAATAAGTGTATGTGGTCCGGGAATTCCACGCCTTGGAGAATGTGGCCACGTGATCCGCCCATATTATGGATGTGATTCTTGTGGTTGCGCCGTCATAATAATATTTTTTTATTCTCCACTTCTCCGTGTTTCCTTGGTTCTGATATTGAGGAAGGCATTCCCCAACATAGAGAAGGCGGTCCGATCCGTCATATGCGCGGCGGTCCGCCCATTGATCCGTTGAGGCGTTGGCATAAGGCGGCGGCGTTTGGATCCCCGGCGCGGCGTCAACCGGCTTGTTCACCACCATCGCAAGGATGGCCAACACCAAGACCATAAACAAAAACAAGTCAATAATGATCATTGATCTGTTGTTTTTCAATAAATTTTTCACTTCACATCTCCTTTGATTTTCAATATTTTATACTCAAACAAGAAGGTCCATTTGAAGACTTCCCAACATTGTTTCAATTGGATCATTTGACCGGCAAAGGATTTCTTTGGGATCCCCGGCGCGGCCTCATGTTCTTTTTCTAGGTATCCCAACGCGGCGGCCTTCTTCTCAATGAATTCATACTCTTTTTTAGTCATTTCTTCACCTTTGGGATTGGAGTGAATATCAAGTCATTCTCTTGTCCGGGAAGAACATCAAGATGTTTGTTTCCGCCAAGAATAATCTCATCCGGGATTCCTTGAGGAAAGGCGGCGCAAGAAAGTTTTGAATAGTCATCTTCATTATAGTGGATACATTTCAAACAAACCGGTGATGGTCCTATTGTCATTGTTTTGGTCCTTTGGGAAGTTTGTCAACAACCTCTTTTTTCATGGTCTTCATGGTCTGATTCAACTTCTTTTCATGTTCAATTGCCGTGAACGTTTCCGCAAAAAATTCATTGTTGTTTTTCTTTGAATATCCGGAAATGAAATTGTTGTTTTTTATTTTAATAAATTCATCACGGACCGTGTCCCACTCTTCAAGGTTTGTTGTGTTGACCTCAAAGTTTTTGTATTTATTGAGTGCGCGTGTCACCTTGTTTGAAGATGATGTTTTCAAGTTTTTGACCGTCAACATTAATTGATCATATTCCGTCCATGACATTCCGGGAGACTTGAACCATTCACCCAAGAGAGTGTGTGCATATTCATGGGTGATGACTGAGATCCACTTGTCTTGTTCAGCCAATGCCGTGGCCGGTCCGTGAAAACCGGCCGTTCCGCCGGTTCCAAGTTTCATGTCATTCAAAATTGAGTCATTCAACTTTGAGAGGTTCTTGAAATATTTGGAATTCAAGACCATGTGTTTTCCGCCTGAGACATAAGCATATGAGTTGCCGCGATAGGCCATGACTCTCAAGGACTTCAATTGACTTTGAGGATATTTCTTCAACAAATACTTCATTTGATTATACAAATTTTCAAGGCCTTTTTTATCCATCAAACGGAGATCAACAATGTCAATCCCCAAGTCCTTAAATTTCCAATCCGGCCAACCAACTTCCGGCGTCTTTGGCGGTTTCTTTGGCGCGGCCGGTTTCCTTGGTTTTGCCGGTTTCTTTGGTTTTGGTTTGGGAGTTGGTTTCTTCCATTCTCCTTTTGGCGGCCATTCCGTCTCTTTCCCCGGCGGAACGTCCGTATATACCCATGTTCCTTCACAATTGGGATGTGCCGGAAGGACTCCGGACGCGCCTTTGATAGTATATGACCGGTGATTGTTATTAAAACAAATCTCACAACACTCCGGATCCTCAACACGTTCAAGGTATTTGGCACCCATGGCCGCATATCCTTGGACTTGGCCTTCATTTAAGGCAAAGGCGGTCTCCGTTCTTGCTATGGTTTCCGCGCGATATCTCAACAACTTTTTTGAATATTTCTCCGATAGTTTAGAGATCTCATTCAATGACAAGACATCTTCATCAACCAATCTCCGCGTGTAATTAATCACCCAACGTGTTTGTTGTTGAGTGAGGCCTATAAGCGGCCGGACTTGCGCGGCCACTTGCTTGACGGTTTGGCCGGTCTTGACCGCCTCTTTCACAAGAAGGTTTATGGCGGCGCGTGTGTCATCCGTGATCTCAACAATCAATTCCCCGGAATGTTGTGTGGACCACTTCACCGCGGCCACGCCAATTGGATCCACGCGGTTGTCTTTCTTGATCTTTCTCCGCGTGAGATCTTGACCGGCGTTCACCACTTTCAAAAGAGGCATGGAAAAGATCTTGATTCCTTCCTCTTGGATGGATGTCCAATCCATCTCCTTTTCCAATAAATTGACCTCTGAGATGGTCTTTGCCTCTCCAAGTTTAACGGCCGCTTCTCTCCGGATTAATAACAAATATTCCGCGGCCGCCTTCCGGATCTCCGGCCGGTTCTCAATGGTTGCCTTTTGGAAGTCAATCCATGCGCGCCGTCTCCGGTCCTCTTTTTTAAGATAGACACCAACGGCGGTCTTGAGTTGTTTCAAGATATGGATCCGCCGTTGGTGTTTCATAATGGGTTCTTAGTTTGACTTTCCTCTCGGAATGGAAAGGCGTGGGTTTCCAATTTGGCGTTCCATTGCCGCCTTCTTTGCCTCTTGCGCGGCCTTCCATTCCTTCATCCTTTCCAACAAAATATTATCATCTTGTTCTTCAAGATAGGAAATGAAGGACCACGGATTGATGATGGAAACCGGTTGACCACTCTCAAATCCGGTGAGTGTGATTTGTGACGCGGCCAATAACACTTCA